CCCTGGACCATCAAACAACTGGAGGAGACGAGAATCCAACTCGCTCCGGACTGGAAAAAGAACCCTGAACTAAAAGCAGCATGAGCGCGCAAAGAGAAATTGAGACGCCGAGGACGATGGCGTTTTTTAGCCGTCCCGACATTTGCATTGACGCCGCTAAGGCTCACTCGATCAATCTGGAGCGAGAACTCGCGGAGACAAATCACGAAATTGATCGGATTTCCTGCGATGATCTTGAACCCGCGCGCGGGATAGGAAGAGCCATCGAAGGAAAACAAGCGGTCGGGAACCATCCTCTAGCATTGGAGGTACAATCTTTGCTCAACGACCTCCGCGAACAAAACGCCGCCTTGAAGGCTCGGGTAGAGCGGCTGGATGGGGTGGCGTTGGCTGCTCGGGACGCGATGGTTCGATACAAGCTGAATGTCGATGAAGACCCGCCCCAGCCCTACCAGCAAGTAATCAACGATCTCTCGACAGCCCTCGCCGAAACCCCAGCTCCCAAAAACGAAGGGGGTGCCGCGTGAATTCTCACTACCCGATTCCAGATTCTGTTGCTGCCGCGCACGCCGACTACAAATTTTTTGCTGAGGAACTCGTGAGAGCAACTCGGGAAGCTTATCCAGTCGGCGCGAGAGTCGAAGTCACGTTAGGCGTCGCCCGGATAACCGGTGAGATCATCCGTTCCGGAAATTATTGGTGGCATGATCCAGACCGCGTTGAAATCCGAAACGTCGTCACGGGTAAAATGCGACACTTCTCGGCTGCGTCCCAAAGGCATAACGCAGTTTTGTTGGAGGTAGAGGTATGAGCCCGGATTCGATGCGCGTGGCGGTGGCGAAGGCTATGGGGACTCCGGTCATGTACGCTCTTGTCAAACGGGGCTACTATTATCGTCCCAACGCTTCTGGATATACCGATCGGATCGCGGAAGCCGGACGTTACACGGAGGAAGAGGCTAAGAGGCTCGCCTATCCTCATGGTGACGAGCCGGTCACAATGGAGGAACTGCCAGGTCCCGACTACCTCAACGACATTCGGGACGCCTTAACCTTCGTCGAGTTTCTGCGCGGCAAGGGGTGGATATTCACCGTGCAAAACGATCCTGGCAAAGCTGGTTATGATGTCTCGTTTTCAAAGCATCCATCATATCACTACGGCAAAAATAAATCCCTCGCCAAAGCCATCTGCGATGCAGGTCTAAAAGCAATCGGCCTCTGGGAAGACGATGCCGGAAAGGGTGGTGCGGTGTGAGAATCATGAAAATGACCTGGCATTGCTTCTGGGCGATTTACCACCAGATCACTGCTTGTAGGGAGTTTCGGTGCCCACGAAAGACCGCCATAACCCGCACTTATCATGAGGCCATGATTGATTGGCATGACGACCACAATCCGAATTGCCGGACACAAACCGGAAAGGAGTCGGGGAGATGAGTGCTATCCAAAGATTCGACGTGTGGGACGACGGCGCGCCTCATGGACTGGAAGAGGCCGAGCTTGGTGACTGGGTACGCTACGAAGAGCACGCCGCCCAGCTCGCCGAAAGAAAGGAGATCATTGCCGAGGTTGTTGCTTCATCCAATGAGTTCCGTGACGCCGTTCTAAACCAGCGGCATCAACTCGAAGAACCTTGCCTAGATAACGACCAGACAAACGCGGTTCTAGGGCTGTTCGATGACACGATAGGGAACACCCTCTCCCGCGCATCCTCGGTCAAGACTTCGGGCGGGTGGTTGCCGATTGAGCGAGAGCAAATGCAGTGGCTCGACGCGAATTGCTACGATCTCCGATGCGAAAGTGTTCCGTCTGGTGGAGACGATGCGGACATCATCTGGATCGTCTACTCGCATCACATGTCGAAGCCAGCCCTGCGAGCGGAGGGATACGGGAAAACGGCGGCTAAGGCTATAGCAGACGCCATGCTACCAAAAGGCGATCCCAAACGGTGGGATTACGTGCCGCCTGAATCCTTGGAGGTTCCATCATGAGCTGTCCAAAATGTGGCTCGAATCGAGTCTCGGGCCTCGTTGCCTCCTTTTGGGTCGGTCTCGATGTAGAAGGCCAGATCGAAGGCGAAATGGTTGACGTTCGCAGCGAAACTGAACTCACCGAAAAACGGTCATGCCGTAAATGCCATCACGAATGGGAAGACGGCATTGAGGAAGAATCCTCGGAGGGGCTGAAATGAAAGAGTATCTCGTTAAAGGTATCGCTTTCGTTCCCGTCGAGGTCGAGATGACCATTGAGGCGAAGGACGAAAAACAGGCCGAGAAAATAGCTCTTGAGCGATTCAAGCAGCCGCGCAGGGATCGCTACATTGTAAGCAACAGCGAGGAGCACAGTTCGGTCTTCGACTGGGTTCCAAGCCGCATCGAAGAGATTTCCCCTGAACCCTCGTTGGATGGGAGGAGCGCGTGAGTTCTGTTTCTTCATCTCTCCTGCTTGGAGACGGTCGCCAATGGTGGAACGACGAAGAGACAATCTTCGAATGCTGGTGCGGCGCCTCCGGGACTTACGAGCAGCTTTTCGACGATAGCACTCTGCGCGACACGTGCGGCGGCCAAGGTTATTACGAGTGCCTTTGCGGTGGGGATTTCTGCATCTGCCACAATCACGGGCAGGCTGAATGCTACGGGTGCCCTGACTGCGAAGACGACTCAGACGATGATTACCCGGATTTCGACGAGGAGGATGATCGATGAAAATCCTCGGACCAATCCCGAATCACATCCTCGAGAAGATGGACCCGAAAGACCGTCCGAAAGGCGTTCCGGGCATGACATCGGCCGAGATTCGTTCCGCTGCCGTCGATAAGGCGGAGAAGGAGTTGCAGAAGGAGGTTGCTACATACCTTCGCGGATGTCGCGGGGTGGAGTTCATTAACCCGCCGATGCACAAGCGTTCATCGCTTCCGCTCGGTTGGCCCGACTTCACCTTTGCCTACAAGCCGCCAGGTTCCGATATCGGAATCCCGATAACGTGGGAATGCAAGCGCGTCACCGGCTCTCTCGATCCCGACCAGATCACCATGCGCGACCGACTCATCGCCAACGGCTGGCAGTGGCGCCTAATCCGCCACCTCGGTGAAGCTCAGGCTCACCTTCGCGATTTGGAAAGGGGCGACGGATGAGTTCCGCAGTCATCTCAGATTGCGGAAAGTTCCGCTACCGCCTCGAGCGTCACGCTCTACTTGGGGCCGGCGCCGTTGCTTGGATTATGGTCAACCCCTCCACAGCGGACGCTTCACACGACGATGCGACTATTCGCAAAGTCATAGGGTTCAGTGAGCGCCTTGGTGCTGGATGGATGATAGTCGGAAACAAATTCGCGTATCGAGCCACTGACATCAAGGCGTTGCGAACCGCCCAAGACCCATTGGGTCCAGAAAATGACCGACATCTTCGGGACATAATGTCAGCGGCTCCAACTGTTATTTTCGCGTGGGGGCCTCTCGCCAAACTGCCGCCGGCATTGCGCAATAGGTGGAAAGAAATTGCGAATTTAGCTGACGAAATTGGATGCACGCCAATGTGTCTCGGAACCACTCAAGACGGCCAGCCTAGGCATCCTCTAATGCTGGCCTACAGCACCCCTCTAACGCCATGGAGGAGACCGTCATGACCCCAAAAGATGGATGCTTGGGGGTGCGGGGATTATGAAACGTAAACTCGCATCGAATCTCGCGAAGGTCCGTAGCGTTGCTAGGGATCGGCGCCGAATCGCCCGCAAAAAAGCGAACGGCATATGCATCACGCCACATTGCCGAAATAAGGCGCGTGAAGGCCGTTGCCGGTGCAATACGTGCCGATCGCGTATGTACGACGACCCGTTGAAGGTTCTGTTTTGGAATCTCAAGAAGTCAGCCAAAAGGCGCGGGAAGGAATTTCGACTTAAATTCGAATACTTCGCCGAGCTGGCGCTCCGCACTGGCTACCACATTTACCACGGACACGCGGCCCACGAACTGCATATCGACCGAAAAGATCACCGCTTCGGGTATGTGCCCGGAAACGTCCATGTGATCACCGCTAGCGCCAACAGCAAAAAGTCTTGGGCCGAGCGCACCGGCTGGACCTACGACAAGAACAAAGACCCATTCTAAGCACACCCATATGTTCAAAATCACCATCACCGAAATCCCTAATCCATTGCCACCCCGTCAGCTCGAAATCGCAGAGGCGCCAGAGTTCGTTCTCACGCAACCCGTGGAGCGGTATCAACAAACGGTCGATTCTCTCGATCTGTCTGCGGTCATGGCGGCCGTTAATCGTAAACCCCGGAAACGGAGAACCGCGAAAACTGCTTGATACCTCCAGACGTCATCCTGCGGCGTCTCAAGCAAATGAAGACGCTCGCAACCAATCTCCGCGCCACAACCAGCAAGGACCACAGGGAGCGCTCAATCAACGCTCTCGAAAAGTACATCGACGACACGAAGTTTATTTTGGAAGCACCGCCAGAGACAAGTTCCAACCTAAAATCTAAATAGCCATTATCGAATTGATGAAAACGTACGCTGAAAAATTGAAGGATGTCCGCTGGCAAAAGATCAGACTTGAGGCTTTGAATGCCTCCGGCTGGCAATGTCAGTATTGTGCAAGCGGCCAAGAGTCTGGCGTTTCACTCAATGTCCATCACTGCCGATATATTCGAGGTCGAGAACCGTGGGAATATCAGCTCGATCAACTTTTAGTCCTCTGTGAGAGGTGTCACAAGGAGCATCACGAACGAAATGACAAACTGAACGAAGTTCTGTCGCGCTTGGGACCAGCTTCATTGGAAAGGATCACTGGGTTCTGCATTGCCGTCCTTGAGCAATATGAAGGGACCGAAACGCCGCAATTTCAGTTGCAGGGTATCGAAGAGGTCGATGGATACGCGCTCGGCTGTATAATTGTTCCGTCTGCCGTGTCGATGTTCTTGATCGATGATGTTATGGCGACTGGACCGAGGCCGCTGGACGGCTCGCTGTGCGACTTTGTTCGCGAACGGATGGCGCACGCATTGAAACACTTCAACGGCCCTACATTGGGTCCGGTGATTCCAGAGGAGAAGTAAGGAGTGATGGATGGGTTCCTTATGCTGGGAAGATCGATATTTAGCCATCATCTGTGGCTTGAAGATCGTATCTACTCGCGGGCAGAGGCGTGGCTGGATCTTCTGCAGATCGCCGCCATTGCTCCGCAAAAGCGCATGATTGCCGGTCATCCTATCGAGATTCCGAGAGGGGGAATTGTCGCCTCAGTGCGCTTTCTCTCCGTCCGCTATAAGTGGTCGAACACGAAAGTGTGTCTCTTTCTCGATTCGCTTGAGTGCGAGGGGATGATTAAACGCGAAAAACGACAGGGAAACACCGTCATTTTACTCTGTAACTTCGACAAATATAATACAGGAAAACGACGCAAAGGCGACGGAGAGACGACGCCGGGACGACGCCGGGACGACGAAATAGAAGAAGGTAAAGATACCAAAAAAGAGAAAGAGGATAGGCGCCGGCCCGCGGCGCTCTCCAACGTGCAGGAGTTTTGTAGGTCGGAGAGCATCAACGCCTCCGATGCGCTCTGGTTTTGGGAGAAAGGGAAGGGTAACGGCTGGACGAATGGCGGGAAGGCGATCAAGGACTGGCAGGCTACCCTTCGAAGCTGGAAGACCGCTGGATACCTGCCATCCCAAAAGAATGGGCTTCCGCAACCATCCGGCGCCACCGACGTCAGGAGAACACCCCTTGAGGTCAGGCGTGATGCGGTCGCCAAGCACGGAGACGCCGAGTTTCGAGTATGGATCCACGCCACCTACGACCATTTCCCATCCGGAGAAGACGATTACCGAAAAGCTCGAGAGAGCATCCTAACCGCGTTCCTGCACCACAAGGGGGAGAAAGCGTAGCAGCCGCCTAGCCGAACTCGATTCATGGATACCAGAGCTAGATTCGAAAAGTGGATTTCGTCACCGCCCTACGAGAAAGAGATCGGGAGGCATTCGGATGACGAAAGAGTTACCGCGTGGCCAGGGCAATACTGGTGCTACGAGGTCGAACTAGCTTGGCAGGCTTTCCAGCAAGGAGCCGAACTCGATTTAACCAAATGAGAAAGCCTGAAATTACCTGTCAGCATTGCAACGGAGGCGGGAAAGTCCCGTTGTCTGACGCGATGTCCAAAGCCTACGAGGCTGTTTGCATGATCGGAGAGGCATCGACCGAACAAGTTCTCGCCTATATCACAGAGAATTACGGTGACGAGATTGGCCTTACCGCCATTTGCAACCGAATGACGTTTCTATCAAAGCTCGATCTGGTCACGTCGCACCAGAGAGGGCGCAACCTGATCTGGAGAGCGGCCAAATAACCCCGCACCGATTAACCAAAACTGAATTATGAAAACGATTGACCAAACCTCCGACGTATTGCCTGCCGATTTGCCGCTAGAGCAAATGATGAAGACGTACGCCAACACGTTCTATTGCAAGAACTGCGGCCACAAAAATCACCGCAGGATTAAGAAGGGTGTCAGAGTTCCTAAATCGGTCACATGCGAGAACTGCGGGTGCTCAACGGATTAACCCCATGCACCCAAAACTAAAAGAGCTGGAAGAGGCTGCGAGAAACTCAGTCAAGTTTTCAGATCGTAATCGTTTCCACGATCTTGCCAACCCCGACACCGTTTTGAAGCTCGTCGAGGTGATCGCCAAGTTCCAAGACAAAATCGAAGAGGCTCACAAACTCGTCAACGCCATGGCCGGTCAGGAATATTGGGACCGCGCTGAACAATGGCTCGCCGAGAACAAGAACTATCGACAAGAGCTCAACGACACCCTCAGCCGAATCAACGAATGAGTGAGCAATTACACCCTGAACACGGAAAGCCATCTGCACGCGTGGCAAATCGTACGGAAGCCGGTTCGTGCAATTCCTGCCAGGACCGAACGAGCTCCACGGTCATTGAAGTTACACTGCTTACGGTCACCTTCCGAGTCTGCGATAAGTGCGCCGAGCAGATACGAGACGCGCTTAAAACGGCAATCCAAAAATCCCAGACCGACCAACTGCCAATCTGATTCCTGTTTGGGCTTTTTTGGTATGACGACCTGATAAAATAAAAGAACCACATATGGATATTGACGATTTCAAAGACGACGAACTCTACGTGCCGGAGAAGCCCGTAAGAGGCCAGAAACGCGCCCAGCGCCTCATGCCGGCGCCAATGGACACGAGTCTTGTCCCGCCGCCTCAGCACTGCCACAACGCCCAGGAACTGCTAGACAATCATCCCGACGTTCACGAAGCGGTGATTCGAGCTCTAAGCCAGGATGCCACGCCACAGAACATCCGCAAGCTGCTCCAAGTGCCGTATCACGTCACCAAGGAGATCGAGGGAAAGAACCAAGGCAAGACAGGCGAATGGAAGCCGAAGGCAATGGCAAGCTGGGCATTCATCGTTAAGCTCGCCCAAGGTCGCATCATTGAAGAGATGGACAACCTGCCACCGAGTAGCCTGGCCATTATCGCAGCAATCGGAACCGACAAGGTCCGCGATATGTCAGGTGAGGCGACAATTCGAATCGAACACGTTACCAAGGTAGCAACCGCTGAATACGACGACCTCGTACAAGCTGCATGCAAGCAAGCTCAAGCTCAGGTCGTGGATTCCAAGGTGATCGATACCGAATGACACCTCAGACCTCGAATCGGAAGCATCGCAACCTCTCAAGCTGCTGATGTGTGTGACCTTCTGGAGACCAGTGCAAGCTACAAGGGAAATGTCCTAAAGATGGAGACAGAGGAAGGCCTGTTAACCCCCTCATGTCAAGAATAATCGACAGTTACAGAGTAAACAGGTGAGCAAAAAGCGATAACGTTATACAACAGAACAGATGTATAGTGGATTACAGAGGAGTCTCAAATAGGGCTCGATGTTCCACGCTGTTATTGAGATTGGAGCCTGGGATTGACTGGATTTACACAGGATAATCATCCTCTGAACAGTCAGGTAGGGGGGGCGGGGGTCAAGGATCGGGCCGGACCAAAACACGGGGCACTGGTCCCTTCACCAGAAATTTTATCCCAAAGCGATTTACCAGCCGTTTGGTTCAGTTGCAGACGCCCGATTCCTTGCGCGAGGATTGGCTGTAGCGCGTTTTTATGGTGCGCTGGATACTTTGGTGCTGCGGTAGCTTGATAGACGTTTTGTCGACCAAGGCGCTTGATAGACAGAATGCGATTTCACCCCCGGCCTCGAATTGGGCTAGTTTGAGGTGATTTACTCTGTGAAGTGGCCGGCCCGGAATTTTCAGATATCGCAGTTCAACACCGGCGGATTGTCACTCCTGCACCACCTGCACATTTGTGGCGCACCTGCGGGTGATTCGTAGCGTTTATCTGGTTGTGGCGGATAAACCTCGTTATGTGAAATCCCATAACGGGAATCCTATAACTTACCTTGCTTCATCTTTTCCCGGACACCAACCGCCCTCGACGAACGTAATCGGATACGACAGTTCTGGAATGTCCAGAATCATTGCGTAACGACCTGATGAAACACGCGGATGCCGAAGACGTAGATTTTGGCGATGCGGCGGTAGCGCAGGCTTCGGACCACGGATACCGCCGTGATGATTCGGAGGAGGAATTTCATATTTTGCCGTGCAAAAGAAAATACCCGAATCCCATCGCGATCGTCGCAAGGAGTGACAAAACCATTACTCCGCTATCTTTCGAGAAATAGACGGCGATGGCTGACGAAAGCCAGATCGCGATGATGGTGATAGCGAACCAGTTCACGCGAACACCTCCAGGAACTTCTCTCGAGCGATACGGTAAGCGTTTGCCTCGCCGGGGAATTCTTTGGCGGCGGATTCCTTTTCGGAGAGGAAGGCAGTGAAGATTTCCTTGTTGGATTTCGGCTGAGTGATCTGCGGCGCCTTTCCCGCCCTTGCGCCCTCTTCGATTTTCGCGAGGGATTCTCGGGATGCGCCCATCTGCGGAACGGGATGATTCTCTGCCGGCGGATCAGGCAGCGTGTGGATCTGCTCCCCGGTGAGCTGTTCTTTTGCGGGTGTTGCTTCGTGGCGTGGCGTGTTGTGGCTTCCTTTTGGTCTTCCCATGGTGTGTTTTGGTTGGTGGTTTATTTTTCGTGGCGTTGTTTCAACATTGCGTCGGCGGCTCCATAGGATGCGATCGCAATCATCTGGTGCGCCGTTGAGCTTTCGCGGTTCGCCACTTTTTCCAATTTGTCCCTTATTTCGGGATTGGAGATGTATGCTTGCATGGCTTTCGCGGCGAAATAGTCGCGGAGAAGTCTGTTGAAAATTGACATAGATCAGAAGGGAATATCCCCGTCGTCCTCCGGTTCGCGAGGGGGACGAGAAGGAGGTGAATCATTCTTCTTTGCGCCACCGAAGAACTTCGCGTTTCCGAGAATAGGCCCGCGCTGTCCGGCGTCTCGGAGTGCTTTCGGGATCGACTGAACGATCATGAAGTCGTTTCCGTATTTGTCCTCGGTTCTCGGGATCAACACGCAATCCAGATATTTCTGGCCGTCGCGACCTTCCTTGAGAAAGCCCTTGTCGATTTTGGCAACGCTGATGCTGGCTGAGATGTTTCCGCTCATAATTTGATTTTGGATAAAGCTGTGAACAAAAGCCGGGCGGATTGTCTGACATCTGCCAGCGGGTCATGTTTCGGAAGCTCGGCAGGTAGGCGCTCGTAAGTTGCCATCGGGTCCATGCCAGCGGCCTGCATTACGCTTGAGATTTCCATGAACGGATACGGCCCATCCCAATTTCTGGAATCGGGACAATCCCGCACGCATTGGTGCAGAAATCCCGTCTCCACGGGCCACACGCACTCTCCAGCCATTTGGATATTTGGGAACTTCTCTTTGATACGTATCCAGCTTCGCCAAAACGCTTCGCGCATGGTGCGAGGTGTTGCGCAGTTCACTTCGATGGGTGGAATATTCTCACGCACCCATTGACGATCGGTCTCCCCGCCTGATGCGGATGAAGGATCGCAGGAGAACTGCAAAGCGCATCCGCCTTCCCTCAGTTCATTGAAAACTTCTCCGGCGACGGCGTATGCCTCCCCGTGAAGACCGATAGATTCGACATCGATTACAAAATAATGTTTCACAATTTTTCCCCGTATGTCTGTTGAAGTTTCACGTAGCCATCGCGGAGGCCGGTGAGGGCTTCGAGTTGCCCAGCGGCGTGGGCCAGGTAGCCGGGCGTTTCTGCGGTCTTCATGGCGGAGACGAGATTCGCAGCGTCCTCGATGTGGTCGCCTAGGACTTGCAGGACCGCGAGAAACTGCGGGTTGTCGTTGGCGACAGAGAAGCCGTTGTTGACTTGGTCGTCTGTGAGGCGGTCTTTAAAAGGCGTAGCCGAAGACCTTGGGATGATCTTTGCGGTTACACAAAACTGTGTAACCGGAACGATGCCGTCTTTAGGGATGCTTCCGAATTCGGAAATCTCCATACTTGATCCATCGCGTCTAACGCCCTGAATCCACCATTCTCCCCGCTCATAATCAATGACGAGGTAGTGACACGATCCGAAGTTTCGGAATAGGGATTTGAGCCAGTTCACTACCATATTTTTTGAATGAAGTGGAATGCGAGCCACACAAGGAATCCCGAAAATATCAGACTACCCAAAATTGATAAAACGATCAGAACTTCTATTTTGGTATATGCCTTGTTGGTTTTCATAAATTCATCAGCTTCTTGACCTCGGATTTACGGAAGAGGTTCTTTCCTTTTTCGCAGGTCTTCTTGGCGCCGAGCGATTCAGCCATTGCGCGGTAAGTGGCGTCGGTAAGTCCTAGCCACTCCATGATGTGGCGCTTTCGCAGGAATTCGGATTCAGGCTCGGTTGTCATTTTTCTGGAATCTCGACCGACGACGAGGCGCGGATAATTAGCGATCGATCCTCTTCATCTTGAGACGCGTGGATGAGACCGCTTCGGTAATGTTTATTTTGACGAATCCATCCGCCACGGCAGTCGTAAAACGAACCTGCGAATACCTGGGCCGAGAAAGGCTCCGACTCGAACGATCTCAGGGCATTCTTTTCGAACTCGCTTTCCGGTGTGATGACGAGTTGGACAACGCCGTCTTCGATGTAAATTGCGGTTTTCATATCAGTAGCTCCCGCCTCCATGGGTTTGCAGTGCCTCGCCTTCGACGTTCGCCACGCCAGAGGTGACGAGGAATCCAACGCAGTCGATTGGGTCTTTTGTGGCGCCGTCTTTTCCGTCCTGCCCGGTCCACTCCTTCATGGCGTAGATGAGATTTCGGCAGTTCGAGGAAATCATGAGCTTGGGCTGATTCAGAAAATCAATTGGCTTGCTCTGGTCGTAGGAGAGCCAGTCGTTTATGAGGTCGATCTTTTCGCCGTCGCGCCGGTCTGTGGGCGTTGCGAGGAAATCTAAGCCAATGTCCGCGCACTCATCCAAAAGCGTCGTAGGAGCCTCTTTCGCGACCGTGGGAGTGTGCCCATAGCGACTATCCATCCAGCGTTCAAAGATTTTCTCCGCTACCTTGTCGCCGTCTGGGTGTTCGGTCGTCTCTCTGCGCTCGATTTCTGCCTTGTAGTCGCGCAATCCCCAGCCGAATGACTTTTGCGCAGGCCCGCGGCTTCCGTCGAACAGCTTTCCGGACGGTGTTGCCCAAGGCCCAGGGAATCCGACGCCTTCAATGTACTCATCAGGCGACGGCCACTCCCGATAAACGAAAGCGCGATCGGCGGAATCGATCCGCACCCAGATCATGAACCAATTTCGGCCAGAGCAGGGGTCAACAAAGAGGTAGTTTGTCCCGTCTTTCGGGATTTTGTCCGGCGAAATGACGTGAACCTTGTCGTTGAACTTCGGAAAACGGTTGCCGATAGCCTTGGTCGGCACTCCATAGGCGCGAGTGAGGATGTTTTCCCGACTTTCACCCTGTAAATCCAACTTCAACCGCTCGTAATTGTTGAACGGGTTCCCCTTCGTGTCGAAATACACGATGTGAGCGCCCCACTTTTGGCTTTTCTGAACAAACGGAACCTTTTCGAAGTGGGAAAACACCTTTCCGCCAGATCCGTCGTCGTCGAAAACCGGAAGAAGCTCCGCATCCTTCTCCAAAAGGGTCTCAGCCCCATTCAGATAGTTCTGGATCGTCGAAGAATACCCTTCGATTGGAGTAAATGTGGTGAGAAGGCACCCGTTTCTTGTCTGGAGGCGGTATCGAAGCGTTTCCAGCCAATCCAGAGGCACCAATTCATCCGGCCACGCTATGTTGATCTCTCCGCCCTCGATCGTGTCGATATCTTGGGCATAATTTCGGAAAATGATGATGCTTTTATTGGGAAATACGCACTTGTTGTCCGTGAACCCTCCTTTAATGGAGTAATTCATGTTCACGTATCGGCCTTTCTTCATAGCCTTGATTTCTGGAGGAATAAACCTCCAGATCAACGGCTGTTGAAGCTCAACCGAGTTCGGCCCGTTCGTATGGAAGCACCACGCAACAGCCTCTGGGGTTTCCATGCAGGTCTCCACGACTTTTCGGGCTGCATACGTGCTCTTGCTGGATCGGTTACCCCCCAAAAGCAATAAATGGCGACAAAGCGTTAGGTATTCGTCAGCAACTCGCCAATTTTCAGGGATGAAACCATAGCGGTACGGGTCGGCCTTCTCTTTGGAAATCAGCTCCTCACGCTTCAACAAGAAGGCGCGAAGCTCCTCCTTTGGCATTGCTTTCAAAATCTCCGGAGGCGGCAACAGCATCACTGGATGCGCCGAGATTTCGAGAGACACTTAGAAATTCATTTTAGCGATGCCGCATTTCCCATGCTGGGAAGTCACGGCGACGATCAATCCGTTAGGAGTTCCGATCAACACGGGATCAGAAATTAAAAAGGCAGTTTGATCCGGAACGGAATCGCTCGGGATAAATCTCATCCCCGTTAACGATTCCAACAATCCTTGTTTCGTAAGCTCCGGCGGGAAACTCCCAGAATTTTCGGACAAAACGCGTCGTTATCTACCGAATGAGTCGTAATCGGATGCCGCTCTATTGTCAACGATATTTCTTTGACCCCATATCCGCATCCATAGGCGACTTCGCGGCCTAGGGGCAAACCCCGAACAGCATGGACAGCCACTTGAGAGGCGCAACTTAAAACTCATGGATGCAGAGACGACAGGATTAGTGGATTTCACCGAGATCGCCAACGGTCTGGGTGCGCCAACCGAAGCCATTCCAAAGGAGGCTGCGAAGCCTGCGGCGGAAACTAAACCCGAACCCGAGGAAACGGAGGAGCCTGAAGAGGTTGCTGAACCCGACGCGGAGGAAGAGGGAGAAGATAACGAAGAGGAAGACGACGAGGAGTCCGAAGAGGAGGCAGAACCATCCAAGGCGGTCGAGAAATTGACCAAACGCGTGGATAAGCTGACTGCCAGGGCGAAAACGGCAGAGGAAGAGCGGGACCGGCTGAAAACCGAGAACGACAGCTTCAAAGCTCAACTCGACGAAAAACCTCCCGTAGTGGTCGAGGGTTCAAAGAGTCCACTGGACGCAATTACCTCATTGGAGGAGTTGGAGACGAGAGTCGAACAGGCAAAGAAGGTTCGCGCGTGGGCGAAAGCCAACCTTGACGGAGGTACGATAAACTCCGCCTCGGGACCAAAAGAACTCAGTGCAGACGAGGTGCGAGAGCATCTCCAGAGCGCCGAAGAGATTTTGGACAGCGCGTCCGAGAGGAAAACATTCCTGTCGCAGCGCGCGGACATGGTCCGGGTTGCCAAGGAAGCCTATCCGGTCCTTTTCGACAAATCGTCGCCAGCCTACAAGCGAATGGCCGAGGAGGTTAAAAACTTCCCCGTTCTGCTCCGGTTGCCCCACTACGAATTGAGTATGGGGGATCAGATGCTGGGCGAGATGGTCAGAAACGGGACTCTGAAATTGGCCGATGCGGCCGAGAAGAAAAAGCCCGAAGCGGAGAGAAAGAAAACTCCGATCGCTCCTCCGACACCCACGGTAAAGGCGTCACCCAAGAGCTCTGCAAAGCCCGACAAAGCGGCAGGAGGCATCAAAAGCTTCCTCCAAGACGCATTCGGGGTTCCGGCCTAGCCAATGACGGTCAACAGCCAGACCCCGCCAAAACTTTCAACTCAAAATGGCTGAAACACTCATCCCACAGGTGGGAATTCGGGAGGATCTCTCGGATTTGATCGATTACGCGGACATGAAGTCCACGCCGGTCACCACCAAGATTAAAAAGGGCTCCGAGCCCATCAATCCAATCGGCCAGTGGCAGGTTGACGCATACGCGGACATTTCCGTGGCCGGCGTCCTGTCCAACGCCGACGCAACCGCCTTCACCGACGAAGCGGCACAACGCACCATCCTCAAGGGTGTCGTCCAGAAAATCCGGCGCAATCCGGCTGTGGACGATATGGCCGAGAATGTGGCGGAAGTCGCAGGCATCGGTAAAAAGAAGGAATTCTCCTGGGCCGTCAAAAAGGCCATCGAAGAGGTCAAGCGTAACATGGAGTCCATTGTCTGTTCCGACGACGAGTCGCAGGAACAAGGCGCTGGCCTCCCATACATGACGCGCGGCCTCGGAAAGTGGATCTCCAACACGGCGCAGAATCACTTCCCGGTCCCGGCTGCCTTCCGCACGCCCGCCAACTCGATCAACACCACGGCTACGGCATCGCTCCTCGCGAGCGACGTTCAGGCTGTGTTGCAGTCGATCTACGAGCAGACCGGCCAGCTCAAGACCTTCACCTTCGTTTGCGGTCCTACGCTCCGGCGCCGGTTCTCCGCTTTCCAGGAGAACATCACGACTGGTTCCACCAACACGCTCGCAGCGGCTCGCTATACCACGGCCAGCCAAGACGAGCGCAAGTACATCGCCACGGTCGATGTTTTCGAGGGCGACTTCGGTGTCCTCGAGATCATGCCTTCGCTGTTCCTGGCCAAGGATCAGGCGGTGACGGCGGTTTCCAACGCCCGCGGCTACGTCCTCGACATGGACGACCTGAGCTTGGACTTCAACCGGAAGCCAGGGTTCAAAGAACTCCCTGACCTCGGCGGCGGTCCTCGCGGAATCGTCGATGCAATCTTCCGGCTCACGCTCGGAAACCCACTCAAACACGGCAAGTTCGCCGCAACCACCTAAGGAGGACACGACCATGCTTGTTAGACCACTCATCCACAACGAGCGAACCTCCGGGTTCACTCACACGGCGAAAATCCTGTTCTCCGATCTCACGGCGGCAGCGACCACGCAGACAATCCAACTCGACACCCTCGCGGTGGGAGATGGCGTCTGCGATGTCGCCTTCTACCTTCGCACGCAGTTCTCTGGCGGTTCCGCCACGGCGCTCACGGCGAAGCTCGGAGACGCGACCGACGACGACGGTTACTTGGAAGCCGTTTCCATCCTCTCGGGTGCGACACCGGTTCTTTGCAGCCTGGGCAACGGGGCGTACTTCGCCACGAAGCTCACCGGCAAGGGCTACGTCGCCGCCGGGGTTCTCAACCTCATCCTCACTTCAACCACGGCCAACGTGAACACGCTGACCGCCGGGGAACTCGATGTGTACTGGTCGAGACCCAACTTTGTCACAATGACGCCGTAGCAGGTTTCTGACACTCGCTGCCTCTCGGTCTAGGGGTTAGGTTCCCGAGGGGCGGCGCAGTCAGGCACTACTAATGGTCGCGGAAATCGCTGATTTATCCGCCGGAGAAAACGACGAACTCATGCAGCTCGTGAAAGACGAGCTTATGACCGGATTCAACAAGGATGCGGTCTTTGCAGGTCTGAGGCAGGCGCGTATTGCCGAGGCCACAAACCGGATCGAGGCCGTTCGCCACATTGACGGCATCGGAGATCACGTTCTTTCGGTCGATGTGCAGGCGTACAACGCTTGGGAGAAAGCGCAGCCTGGGTGCTGGAAAGACAAGGGATTTCGCCGCTGGTTCGCCAAGACATTCCCCGAGGCCCAAGGCCGCAAGGTTATCACCCCCAATCGCGTCACGGTCGGCGCCACAATCGTCCCAGCCTACCGATGAAAAAACTCGGTGACCCCAATATCGTCGATTACATCGGCGACCTCCAGCAGGCCGCAACCGATGCCGCTAACTACGTTGGCCGGAAGAACTGGAATTATGAAATCCGAAACTGCATCTGGGCAGGGCAGAGCGACGATGGAAGGAAGTGGGCCGCAAATTGTGGAAAACAGCCTTTCCCGTGGGAAGGCGCTACAGACTCCCGCTATCGACTTGCGGACATTTATGTCAATGAGAACGTCCGCTACGCGAAAACCGCATTCTTCGGGGCAAAAGCCCAAGCTCTTCCGGTAGAATCGTCCGACGCGACCAACTCCAAGGTCTCCGAGCAGGTTTTGCAGTGGATGCTCTTCCAGCATTGCGCGGACGACCTCCGGCGCGAGGTGGAACTAGCCTACAACTTCCGCGAAACCTACGGGCTGGCGGTGATGTTCGTCGGGTGGCGCACAGAGACGCGGACCAGCATGGAGACGTTCTCCATGGAGGCTCTGTACCAGTCCGCGCAGCAATCCGAGGACGCCGCTACCCTGATTTCTGCGATTTCGGATCCAGAGCAGGACGAAGCCACGGTCGAAGTGCTGAAACAGCTCATGCCGGAAATCGCCAACAAGAAGGCGGTCCGCGAGTTGCGTGAGAATGGCGAAACCGAGTTCGAGACGCCCTATATTTTCGATTCTCGCCCTGAATGGACCGCGCTCGAGCCCTGGGAGGACATTGTTTTCCCGGCGTCGACTTGGAGCATCCAACGGGCGCCGTGGGTGTGCCGCAGGGAGCTTCTGAACGAGAACGAGCTTCGTGAACGCGTCACCACGATGGGCTATGACGAAGATTTCGTTGAAAAGGCCGTCAAGCTCAAGGGCGTCACGCGCCTGGGATGGATGTCATGGTGGCGCCGGCAACGGGATAATCTGCTCTGGCAGAACCAAGACCGTGACCTGATCGAAATCTGGCACCGGTACGGAAAACAGAGCGTCGATGGTGTCACCCGTGTCACAGAGACCGTCTTTCACTTCTCGATTCCCGACGAATGGGCCACGAATGGACTCCTCGACTACGAACACGGGCTTTACCCGTTCGTGGAGATGGCGACCGAGCGTACCTCGCGTTGCCTGATCGATGCCCGAGGCGTTCCCGAGATCGTTTCGAGCGACCAGCAGCTTTTGAAGACCTACCAGGACTTCAAAGGAGATCGCGCCTCACTCGCTATCATTCCACCGGTGCGAGTTCCGGCCAATCGCGGCAAGATGGAACTTGTTTTCGGACCGGCAAAGCAGGTTCCAGAGCGGCGCCCAGGCGAAATCGGCTTCATGGAGATTCCATCTCTGGACAGCGGAACCGTCGAGTTCCAGCAGTCGATCCGTGCCAACTGCGACGAGTATTTCGGTCGCATGACGGACACCATGAATCCGCAGCGCTCCATGCTGTGGATGCAGAACTTCGTTCAAGGCGTCCTGATGGATGCCACGCTCTGCATTAAGCAGACCTTCCAGCTCATGCAGCAGTACATGACGGACGTGGAGATCGTCCGCGTGACCGGCGGGGAGCAAATGACGATCAAGGCCAGCCGCGAGGACATCCAAGGCCAATTCGACATCATGCTCCATTTCGATCCCCGGGACTTGGACATGGAGTACATCGCCTCAAAAATGGCGGCGATCGAGAAGGTCGAAGCTTCAGACATCGCGGGAGTCTTGGACCGCGCAGGCATCACCAAATGGAAGATGTGGGCGATCGATCCTCAGCTTGCAGAGCAGTACGTCCGAGACCCGGGACCGGCGGCAGCGGCAATCGCGGAGGACGAGCAAAACAATCTCGCGAAAATGTATTCGCTGGTCGCTCCGGCTCCGTTGGATGGGCCGGAAGGGGCTCAAATCAGACTCCAGATTGTCCGTGGGAAGCTCATGTCGAGCCCTGACTGGCAGGAAAAATACCGGGGCAATGAGGAGTTCCGCAAGGTCGTTGACGACCGCCTCAAGAACCTAACTTTCCAGCTACAGCAGCTCAAGAATGCTCAAACTGGCAGAACAGGAGTAGCTACGGACTTCGATCCATCTCAGCAGCTTGGAGGGCAACAGGCAGCATGAGGACGATCAGCTTCAAGAAAGTGCTCGAAGGGGCATTGCGGCGAATTGGTCTCGATCCGACGACCGTTCCGACTTCTACAAAGGTTGCCTGGGCCGGGTACCTCACCGAACGATGCCGCGAGGCTTGGGAATGGTTCGACTGGCCAGAGATGAAGGTTCTCGAGGAACGCGTGTATGCGGACCGATACGAAGACCTCGATTCCGACGACATTCTTGTTGGCGATGTCGTCTACTACAATGGCTATTACTGGGAGGCGCTAACGACCGGTCCGGCGACCGAGCCATACGACGGCGCTCCGGATTGGGAGATCACGAATCGAATCGATCGAATTATCCCGATCGACCAGACGTTTTACCGGACGATCGACGAGGTATTTAACGTCTTTTCCCGGAATCCACTGACCTTCAATTGCTCCTGTCCGGCGTACTACAGCTATTACAGCGTCTTCGGGTGGCCTCCGAGCTTCGTCAGTCTCAAGCTTCTCTATTTTCTGGATGAGAGGGGAATCATCCTGCCGGCCAATGCTCCAAACTCGGTCTGGATCGAGTACAACCCAATGCCGAGCGAGTTCGCCTACGTGCCTTGGGATTCCGGGACCACTTATCAGGTCGGGGACATCGTTTACCTCGATTCGACGGGCGATTGCTACAAGGCGCGCCAGCCGTCGACAAACATCACGCCAACGACGGTAGACCAGACGGCCTTTTGGCAAAAGCAGGTCGTGCCCCGGGTGCTCAGCCGATTCATGGAGCGGGCCTGCTCCGGTGACGGCCTCCTCGAAGACGGGCAGACAGACGCAGGCGACAACGCAATTTCAAAAGCCTGGGACGCGCTTGTTCAGGAAAAGGACAACGTAACGCTCAGACAAGACCAACAACGATACAGCGGCTTCTCGGTCGAGGTCAGATAGGGGAAAATATGGCAGACTCACCACTAAGCGGAATCGGAGAAATCACGACGAGCGCGACGCCCAATACATGGGTTGACCTACCGGCAATTCCTTGTCGCCGCGTTGCAATCTACAATCTCTCAGGGAATCAAATTCTCATTCGGCAGGATAGCGGCGGGGTGTCGCTTCCATTGAACAACGGGAACGCTTATCCGTTCGCCGGAATTACCAGCGTTGGTCAATTCGCGATCTCCTGCTCTGTGGCATCGCAGGTCATTCAATACCGCTGGGAGCTATGATTACCAATCAGGCAGGCCGGATCGACAATCCGGAAATTCAAGAGCTGCAAGATGGGGTAGTGACGTACCCTAAACTCAACAGCGATCTAGTCGCGACAGACGCCGAGACCATTGCCGGAACCGTACCGGACAAGATCACCACAGTCACCGGAGTAAAGGCGGCGCTGGATAACGCGGTATTCTCAGCAAATATCCCGGCGATCACTAGCGCGGTGGGGGCGGTGAATCGTTTTTCACAAGACGACAGCCTTCCTGGCACCGGAGCGGCGACGACCTACGGGTTTTCTCCGCAAACCGGGACTACGTCGTCCTCTGGCAACGTCAGAGTGATTTTTTACAATCATCCGATTTTGGTCAGATCGACTTTGGCGACCGTCTTTTTCCGATCTCCGGGGTCTGGAACAATCAAAATTCAGGTGCGGCGAATCGACGGGAAAAACGTCACGCTTGTCTCTCAATCCGCAGACATCGCGATCGCTTCCGGAGACAATAACCTCACGCCGACAGATTGGGTCACACCGATCACTTTGAACCCGGGTGATTTCATCTCGGTATATGCGACACAGCCCTACGTCATCTATTCCGGAAACGCTTCGGACCTTCAAATCTACATCTACAACGTTAACGGAAACACGCCGACAAATACTCTCGTAAGTGACTACATCGTTGCGGGGCAAACGGAGGGGTTTGCGTGGTCGGCTGTTCCATTGGCCCCCAGGAATTCCGGCGTCGTTTCCGGTCTAAAAACACAGCTCTACAATGAGACGTTCGGAAGCTCTGCCCCGGCGGCATGGACATTCGTTACAAGTGGAGGCCCTTGGACGTTCAGCGGAGGGATAATCACTCCCAACGGCGCAGGGGATATGACCCAGCGCGCCACGATGGGAAATTACCTGTGCGGCGAGCAAATGACGCTGGAATGGGTGATTCAGCCGCAATCGGTATCCGCGATTATTGGTTTCGGCGTTGAAAATAACTGCCTCTGTCTGATCGACGGCGTCGCCTCGACGATCACTATGCGAAACGGAGGAGCGAATACGGCATCGCTCCCGGCTGCATACCAGACCGCCACGATTCCTTCCCTAATTTCCGGAAGGACGTACATCGTCCGTCTGGTCAGAGACCGTCGCATCAACACATTCTCGATTTACGATCCGATCGCAAACGTCACCACCAGCGTTGTGGAGGACAAAGGGAACGTCAGCGGAACGGATTACACCTTGGTCAGCGGAGCAATGGACGGATTGCCGTACATCCTGAATCGAGCGCAGTCCACGAAGATCCTGACTCTCCGCGTCTTCTGGGACTTGAATCGACCGTTGGCTTGGATTGTCGGCGACTCGATCACGGCAGGCTTCAGCGTCACGATCCCGTCTCGCTGGTCTCAGATGGTGAAAGATGCACTCGGCGGTTCGGCGCTGATCTGGGGCGTGGGTGGAGCAGCGTCTCCATTGGGAACTACTGCCTTTCTTGGGGATTTTGTGTCGGCCAGGCCAAAAGTGCTTATCTACGCATTCGGGACAAACGACACGGATTCAAATCTTGCTCAGTACAAGTTCAATTTCTGGATCGTTAAGCGGTGGTGCGAGATTTACGGCGTGATTTTCGCGCCTGTGGTGCTCGGAAACACGCCGTCAAAGACGTTCACGAACATGAATGCCTTCATTTTGGCTCAGGCGGCCCTCTTCCCAAACATTCGACCGATTCGATGGGACTACGCCATCACGCTCAACCACGACGGCACCACATACGTTCCGGGTAATTACATCGACCAAATCCACCCCACGCAAGCCGCTCAGCCTTTGCTCGTCTATCCGGTCTTCGATGCCGTTCCAGAACTCCTTGAATAATATGAAAAACATCATCATCGCCATCCTGTTCGCAACTGCCGCAAGCGCGTTTTCTCAAAACACGATCGCTTGGCCAAAATGGGTCGGTCAGGCCAATCAGGTCCAGGGTGCGTCAACTGACGTTGGAGGTGGCGTTCAGGCGCCAACGCTGGCAACTACAGCCGCCCCAAGCACCTCTACAACTCCAGCGACGAATGCTCAGGCGATCAAGGCTGTTACGACTGCGGGTACACCCGTTCAGCTTGTGGCGACATCGACTCTGGTGGATGCCGTCGAGATTTTTGCAAGGAAGAATTCCACCACTGCAAACACTGGAAATGTGTACGTCGGATTCAGTTCGACAGGCGGTCAGAACTTCCGGGTTTTGGCTCCCGGGGAGACGTTCTCCGAGAAGGCGCCAGACGGAAAGAAAATCGACCTTTCCTTAATCTACATCGACGCCGCAACCAACGCAGACGCCGTGATCTACACCTCAATCAACTGATGAAAACAGCAATCCTCGCCCTATTTCTAATCCCCTCGATCTGCTTCGCGCAGATTGGCGGAACCAAGCCATCTTTCAATGCGCCAGCGCCGCCTCCGATTGGTCTTCAGGCAGACGGAACCACTGCAGGGACGCCGAACAAGGCGGCTTTCACAACCATTTCATCCGTTCAGGCAATCAACTTCAACGATCCTTTCTCTGGCGCTCTGGTAAGTACCAGTTTCGGGCTAAGATTCGATGGTCAGCTACTCTATCCAACGGACAGCGTCCGCGATCTCGGGTTGTCGTCTCCATTGCGAGCGTGGAGGAATTTGTATGTCGGCGGAATCTTTCCTTCGAAGACAATTACGCCAACTGGAACGACCGGGGCACAGACCATCAACACCACTTCTGGATCGGTCAATTTCGCCGCTGCGGCAACGTCACTTGTCGTCACAAACTCACTCGTTTCAACGACGAGCGTAATTATCTGCACCGTTGGAACGAACGATTCCAGCATGCACGCCGCGACCGCCGTTGCTGCCGCTGGCTCATTCACTCTTCGTCCAGACGTTCCTCCGTCTGCGGAAACTCGCGTCAATTTCTTTATCACGAACTGATGAAATCTCTCGCTGCACTCATTTCGTTTTTGTCGCTGGCCTGTTCTGGGTTGTGCGCGGGCCCGAATGCGCTGGACCTACAAGTCTTGCAACGTGACGCGACGAATAGTTTTAACGGCGCAAACTGGCTGGGATTCACTGGTGACGGCGTTGTTGGGTATAATGCCTCGCTTGCAGTTCCGGTGCCTCTCCTGCTCAGTTCTGATCTCGTTATCTCGAGCGGAACTCTGACGATTTCGAATAGCATTTCCCGAGTCACATCCGCAAATAGCACCGCTTCCGGGTTGTCTATGGGCGTCGCTGGAAACACAGCCACCCTTTCCGGAACTCCGACCACGATCAGCGGGAATATCACTCAAAGCCAGGTGACAAATCTGGTTGCCGATCTCGCAGGTAAATTCCCGAATCCATCAGGGACGAGTGCTCAATATGTCCGAGGTGATGGCGTACTGGCGACCCTGCCAGCCTCCGGGTCTGGAACCGTAACAAGCGTCGGCCTGTCGTCCACGGATTTCACGGTCTCCGGATCTCCGGTCACAACTTCGGGTTCGATCACTGCCAATCTCAACACGGTCGGAACTGCCGGCACGTACAGTGGTGTCACTACCGATTCAAAAGGCCGAGTCACGGCAGGAACCACGCGCTCCTTCAACAACACGGCATCCAAGACCCTTGTCACGTCGGCAACCGGTCAGGGCGGAACCGTTTTGGACGCCTCACGCGATGCCGCGGTGACCTATTCTGTGTCCACCTCAACGACGGCCACAATCGGCGGGGCTTCTTCGGTGACGGTCTATCTCGAGATCGCAACGACCAATAGCGCGACGGCGTCGGACTGGACGGCAATCCAGACCGTGAGCAACGGGCAGACGATCACCTTGGCGGTCGTGCTCCAGAGCGTGCAGACGAACGTACTTACCGTCAGCGGAATCGTTCCCGCCGGTTACTATATGCGTGTCCGATACGCCACCACGGGGACAGCATCGGCCAGTTACGTAAATGGCCAGGAGGTCAAATTGTAATGGCCGACGCACCCCAGCAATTCGACCCGGCACCCTGGTGGGTGCGAGAGATGCGACCGTATGGACTCACCGGTCTGCTTCTCGCGGCGTCGTGCTGGTTTGTCTTCGACACCAACGCCCGCAAAGACCGCCAGATCGACGCCAAGGACGCACTGATCGCAAAAATGGGTGACGCCATGATTGCTGCGCTGAATGAGTCCTCAAAGTCAAACTGGACAGTTGTTTCCACACTTCAAGCACTCCGAGATGACCTGAAAAAATGAAAATATCCATTCGTCGAAACCACATGTCTATCCATTACGTCGCGCTGGTTTTTGCGGCGGCGGTCCTATTTTTGATCATAACCGTTCTTTCAGGGTGCGCTTTGGAGACACCGAAGGTGTACGCGAAAATACCCAATACCCCGTACAGCGCATACGTGTACGCAGGGGGTGGAATTGCTGACACGGAATCGCCAGACGCTCCAGATAATCAATGAAACACACTGTAAAAGCATCGTCCTTCGCCGATCCCGCCGACATTGCCGCATTCAAGAAATGCAAGGCCAGAGGTAACAGTGATGCCGTGTGCTTTTCGGTCGGTGACAACGGGATTGGATGCTGGGGTGACGACTGCACCCGATCTATCCCGATGTGCGCCCTCCCTCCCGAGGACATGGAGGAGAAGTGGGGAAGCATCAATGCGGCGAAGCATAAAGGTGTGCGTGTCGAGGCGAACGGAAAATCCGTGGTCTGCATCCTTGCCGACCGAATGCCCAGACGCGCCAATATCAAAAACGGTGCTGGAATTGACCTCTCTCCCGCCGCTGTGGCCGCCCTTGGACTAAAAACGCCTCTGATGGTGGCCGCAACCTGGGAGTGGACATCTTGAACGCTCCGACAGTCATCGACGGGGACCAAGGCTGGGAGAAGTTCGATGCGAAGTCGAATCCCGAGCTCTTACAGCCTGGCACGTTGCAGCGGTCGACCAATCTTAGACTCGACCGGGGGATTGCCACGGTCCGAAAAGGGGCATTTCGTCGTGGTGACCTTATCACAGGTCGGGATGTTCTCACGCTGGATTTCAACCTTGCTCCAGACATCAACGTGTCGTCGATTGTGCGTTCTGCCTCAGTCGCAACGGTCACTGTCTCCTCTCCGCATGGCATGAGCGTCGGAACGATTGTAAACCTTCGCGACACCGGTATCGCAGCCTACAACGGTGACTTCTTTGTCACCTCAGTTCCGTCTTCGACCAGTTTCACGTTTACGGTGACCGGCGCTCCAGGAAATGTTGGAGCGGTTGGAGTGATGAATGCTGGCCCCGTGCTGGGAACTGGTCCGCTCGAAGATCCAATCCGAACCGCTGCCCGATACGTCAACGCCGCCGCTGCCGGAAAGCCTGAGTACATCATTCTGGCCTCGAAATTCCGATCCTACCACTACCGGGAGGGCGTTGTGCAAATCCCGATCATCGAATACCCGGCGGGGGAGACTGTCGACGAAACCGACGACGTTTCCTTGGTGCAGGCGAATGACCGCATGTATTTGCTTCGTTCACCAGTGGAAGAGGGGCTTTTCGCACCTTTCACCGTTACGTCAATCACTCGGGACGGAATGGTCGCAACCGCAACCGCAGTTGGGCATTACATGCAGGTCGGCAATCGCGTCCGGATCATCGGAACAGCGCAAGCGGCCTACAATCAGGAATTCGACATCACGTCGATTACGCCGGACACGTTTACGTTCAACGTTTCCTTCGATCCAGTCACGCCGGCCACGCCCGATAACTCGGTAATCACTGCGCAGAGGGTGAAGCCTCCGATGTATTGGGACGGCGTCTCGCCGGTCTGGACCGTCACTCCTGGGGGTAGCAATCCGGCAGGGGCCACGTTCTCTAGGATGCCCGGAAATTCCGCCATCGCGGTCTATTTCAACAACCAATTCGGCATCGCCCGCAGCAATGACGAATGGTGGCTCTCCGACATCTTCGACCCAGACACCTACGATCCGTTCACGAAGTCATTTCGCACCGGCGCCGGAGGAAATGACTACATCGTCGCGGCTCACGTCTTCGCCGACCGTGACTTGCTGGTTTTCTGCCGATACTCGATCTGGCGAATTCACATCGAACTAGATTCAACCGGCACTTCGATCGACACCGCTGCAAGCTACATCGCGATTGTCACCACTGAAGTAGGATGCCGCGCGCGCAATAGCGTGGCGATGGTGCGGAACTACATCTATTTCCTCTCAGACTCGGGCGTCTATCGCATCGACCCCAACTTCACCGAGCAGCGCCTCACCGAGCAGACGCTTTTACTTTCATACCCGATCGAGCCGATCTTAACCGACCTGAACTTGGACGAGGCCGATAAAGCTTCCGCGTCATTCCAAGACAACCGCTACTGGCTCCTCATCCAGCGAAACGGCGACGGCGGCTCTGCGAACACGCTGCTTTCGTTCTTCCTGCTCAACGACGGCTGGGAGTCCGTAGACGCGTTCACGGGACTGGACGGCGTTCAGCTCGTCAAGGCACTCTACAACAACAAGGAGCGGCTATTCTGCGCCAGCGAAGGGGCGGGTGTACTATTCCTGTTGAATGAGAAAAAAGACGGCGACGATCCGGCGGACTCCGACCTTCCTATCGTCGAGATCACCGGCACCGGATTGGCTCGCCGGTATATCTGTGGCGATAGCTTCAATCCGAAAAGGTTCGTCCGTTTCAAGTCGCTGGTAAATCTCGCGGCCAATGGTTCCGCAGCGGCCACGGCCTTCTATCTAAATCCGGAAACGACTCAGCCGCTTTCAACGACGATCGCCACAACCGCAGAAGATTACGCGCTGAAACTTCCGCTTCGAAATCGCGCTCACGCCGTAGACATGCAGATGGCTCTCACAAAGCCGGACTCCGAGTGGAGAAACTGCGCCGTCGAGGCAACAACTTCTGGACAACCTCCAGACACAAGGAGTAGAACTCAAAACTAGGGTACGCCAATGGGCAATGTAACCGCGGGATATGTCTTTTCCGCCGGAGAAACAGTCACGCCGACTAAGCTTAATGCTTTGTTTGGAGGGTCTAATTTCTCTGTTGGGTCGGTGCAGGTCGTATCAATTCCGATTTCTCCTCAGTTTACCACTCAGGTGGCTACGGCTGACGTAAATACGCCACCAACGACCGCAAACGGATTTCAAATCTTTAGCGGAGCTATCGTGCCTCGTGACACATCAAGCAAGGTAATGGTGCAATTTTCTATCACGGCTTGGGGTGCGGCTCTTATGGGGCAACAGGGTGTACCTCTTGGTCTGGCTCTGTTTAGGGGGACTACACTCATTGCATGGCGAGTTTTTAAAGGATGGGCAGATGCAGATGAGCAATTGTCATACGATGCTGGATTTTGTTTCTTGGATTCACCTGCAAGCGCAGCTTCGGTCACTTATAGCGCCAGGCTTCATTCGGTAGGGACCAATCTTCCGATTGGAGTAAACAATAACTTCACGACAGATTTCCCGGGTGGTCCGGCTGTCCTGATTGAATACGTAGGGGTGGCATAATGGCAAAGAAACCAAAACCGCCAGCGGACAGGAATCTTAGCAAAGAGCTTGGATCGATCAATTCCACCGCATCAGATACGTTCGGACAAAGGAACACGCAGCTCCAAGGCGCGTTCACGTCGAATCTCTCCGGTCTGGCGCAAGCTCTGAATAATGCTCGAAACTCCGAGACATCGACCAACAAGAAGTTCATCAAAAAGAACCTCAGCGGAGCGATCAAGCAGAACAATCAGGCGCTCGCCACTTTGTCGGGAAACGTCCTGAATCCGACTGCGCTTGAAACGCAGACTTCCAATGCGGCATCGTCTGCGTTGAATCAGCCTCAAGACCAGCTTCTACAGGCACTCAACGGACAGGCACAATCGGATCTCGCTCTAGGCCGGTCCCTTTCTCCTGAAGAAATTCGGCAGGCCACGCAACAGGCTCGTGTATCTACAGCGGCTACCGGATTCGCAGGAAGTGCACCGGGAACCTTCGCAGAGGTTCTGAACCGCGATCAATTCGCCACGGCCCGCGAGGCTCAACGACGCGCATTCGCTCAGGGTGTCGAAGGTCAGAATCAGGATGCCACGAATTCAGCCCGTTCTTTTGCTGGACAGACAAACGCCGAAGCACTGCAACGCGCTTTGGCTGGAACTCAATTCGGAGTCGCGGCAGCGAATCAGAGGCTAGCCACCAATCCTTTCATGCTGGCGCAGCAACAGCAGAGCCTTGTCCCGACCGCAGCCGGTTTCAATGGATCGCTCATCAATCAGGCTGACCCATACAACGCGATCCTGTCTTACGGAAGCGACGTGAACAACACGAACTACAACGGACAGGAGTCTCGTTATAACTCGTACCTGAATAACCAAGCCGCCTTGCAGGGCGCAGGATTGCAGGCAAGCGCCACCAGCGGCGCCGGAGGGAATGCGATGCTTGGAAGCGGGCTTGCGGCTGGCGGGGCAATCATTGGAGGAGTCGCAATCGCGATCTGATGGAAAAGCTCGTCCAAGAAACAGTCGATAAGCTGCGGGTGTGGCTCGACCACTTCAACAAGCCTGTGGTGCTTTGGAGTGGCGGTAAGGATTCGACCGCAATGCTTCACCTTATCCGTTTCAAGGTCGGTCGAAACATTCCTGTTGTCCAATGGAGGGAACCAAAATTTCGCCATCGGTACGCATTCTCCGACAAGTTGGTCAAAGAGTGGGGTCTGGAGATGTACGATTATGCCCCTTCGAAAGTCGCAATGACGGATGGGTACGATATTGATACCGACGAGGTTCGTTTCGACTTCCTGAAATACTACCAGTGGGGAAAGCAGAGTGCATTGATTCTCTCTCTCGGCACCGAGCCTCCTAAAATCGGAGAGCCCTATCTCTGCGCGATCGACGATATTTTCGCGCGACCGACCGGTACGTTTAACTGGCCTTGGGACGCATGTTTTCATGGACAGAAGTCGGCAGATGTTGACCTCATAAAAGGCCAAGTCCCACTGAATCAGGACGCCAGATTTACCGCTGACTCTCCCACCCAGCTCTATCCGATGAAGGATTGGACGGACGAGGACATCTTCAACTATCTCGAGCGTGAAGGCGTGGAAATGGACCCTACCCGTTACAAAAAGACGGATGGGGTATGGGGCCACGATCCCAACAAGTCATCGAATGCGGACTATTACCCGGTGTGCTGGAACTGCGTGAATCGTCACGAAGGCCCAAGCGTCCATTGCCCCAAGCTGAAATGCCAAGTCAACAACATCAGCCACCTAGCCCCATACGAGGACATCGTGATACCGGAGCAGGGATTCCATCCGACGTGGAAGAATTCGACTGTCAACGGTGTGGGGCATGCTGTGCTTACAAATGGAGTTGGCCAATCCTCAGACGAGACCGAAGCGATACTCTCGGAATCCCTCCCGAAATGATCCGTGAAGACTACCCGCTCCTCAAAACGGAAAACCACCGATGCGTTGCTCTCCAAGGCGTTGTCGGTGAATTCGTGTCGTGCTCGATCTACCAAAATCGCCCCAACGCTTGCCAAAACTTTAAGCCAGGCTCTCCACTCTGCCTAGAGGCCAGAAAATCCAGAGGACTCTAACCATGCCATACGCACCATCAGTCAACGACACCAGCGGCCAGATTTTGGCCAACGGAATAACGGGCGCCGCGCAGACGAAACTCGCCGGAATCGAAGCGCTGGCAAACGGAATTGAAAGTGGGGCGTCTTCCGCAGCAGGCGGAATCGCCAAGGGATACGTCGATCACCGCGAACAGGCTCGCAAATACGACGCGCTGGCCGGCCAGCTTGACGCCCTGAAGGTCATTGCGCCCAAATATGGTATCTCGGACGACGACCTTGCTTCGCTCTATTCGGAAAAGAACCCAGACAAGGCCGCGGGAAAACTTTTGGTCTTGAACGATTACATCCAGAACGCAGCACAGGAACAGGCTGCGCAACGACGAGTTGAAGCGAATCTAGAATATCAGCGCCAGAAGGCGGCTTTGTGGGGACAAATGCAAGGATCGAAGCCAGTAAATCCCAACTACCAGCCGCTTCCGATTCCTGACCTTCCATCCGACATCGATACCTCTCAATAGCCATGCCGACTCTCGACGAGCTTTCAGCGGCCATCGACCAGCAGGCCGCAAATCAACTTCCGACTGACGAGCTTCCGAATCCGGACGCTGACACGCCGGATCCAGATTCAGAACCGGTAGCAGCCGCACCGCAGACCTCTCCGCAAGAGGATGTGTCCGCTTCCGTTCAGTTGCCTCCGGTGACGAATCAGGCCGAATGGAATGCGTTGCCTGCATGGCAAAAGGACATCTATCGGATGCACAAGCAAGGGATCACGTTGACCCAAGCTCAGGCCGGAAAGTACGCGATGAATTTCCTGAACTCCGAGCGGAACAAGCCGAAGACGTCGCAGGGCAAGATTCTCACCGACACCGCAACTCAGAAGTTGAACGCCCTACAACTCGTCGACCAGTCGCTGCCGATGTTGAAGGCAGCTTACGACAAGATTCGGGATCGCGTGACCACGGGTCCGATCGGAAACAAGTTCGCTGGGAAAGACGCTCTCTACGATCCTGATTACAACGATCTGAATTCACAGGTAAACCAGCTCGTCCCAATGCTGGCACGTGGTGTCTTTGGAGAGGTTGGCGTGCTCACTGACGAAGATGTGAGGCGATACGCAAATCTCCTTCCGAACGCGGCTACAGATCCAAAGGTAGCAGATCGCCTTTTCGATACGCTCAAGCAAAAGCTGAAGATTGCAAAAAGGACGACCGTTAAGACTTTCAAGGACGCCGGGTACAACGTGCAAGGGTTCGAGGACCTATTGAAGGACTCCGACGAACAGCCCTCAGTCGCTCAGGCTTCTCAACCAGCATCGCCGGCAGGCATCAAGGAAGGACAGACCGCTACAAATCCAAAAACCGGAGCGAAGATCGTTTATCGCTCTGGATCCTGGGTCCCCTTGCAATGATCGCCGAACTTCCAGCGGGGTTTGAGCTGGATTCGGAAGAGCCAGCAGCGCAGGAGACGCAAGCATCAGCCTCAGCGACTCCCGTTCCGGATGGATTCGTCATCGACAAGGAAGAGGCGTCGCAAGCTCTCCCGGAGGGATTTGAACTGGAACCCGAGGATGTTTCTTTGGAGTCAAAATTCAAGTCTCCTGACTACATCCTGACCCCACAGGAATTCAAAGCGTACCGGGACATTCAGGACGCGAAGACATTTTCAGAGAAGGCGAACGACCTAATTGGCGGAGTCATTGAAGGCGCGAATGGGCTTGCAAAAACCGCAGTTAATGCCGTGGATTCGGTCGTTCAGCACCCAATCGACACGCTTCAGAACGCACCGGCCACGATCGATCAAGGCGTGAGAAAGGGCGCTCTGAATGCCTACGCTCTCGGGAGAGATGTTCTCCGTACTGTCATTGACGAGGGGAATGCATCTGGAGCTATTCACGGCGGAATTCCTGTCGAACTCAGTGATGAGGATGCCTACGCCAGATACGTGGCCGATAAGGGGTTTGCGCAGCAGCAGGCGAATCCAGACATGCCAATCACTTATGGGAAGCTCGGGACCGGCGCTTTGGGTCTTGGTTCAGATTCGACCGCCGAAGTTGCCGAGCCCATAGCGCCACAATCGAACATCGTCGCAATCGCGGCAGATCCTACTTCTTACATCCCGCTTGGAATTGGCGCGAAGGGAGGGCAAATTGTCCGGGGTGCCGCACGCACCGCGGTAGAGAAAACCGCAGCAGGGACCGAGGCGTTGGCAGGATTGGCCGAACGGGCCCGATCCGGAGTTTCCGACAGGATCACCGGAGCGATCGAATCCGCCACCGGTGTAAATCCCGCCGGTCAGGCATCCACAAGCGCGGTACTTGCTCCGCTCGCATACAGTGCAGGACTCGGGCCGGTCGCCAGTGCGATCACTGGCGTTCCGGCTGCATCCGCATTGGCCGGCGTAGTGCTTCGTCGCACCCGTGATGCTGCGGGAGTCGTAAAGCAGATCGCGATTGAGTCGAAATCACCGTTGGGCTCCTCTCGATTGGAAGATGCAGCCGCAAGCGGAATTGCGTCGAACACAGCCATCCCGGAGCGTTACAGGGCTCAAATCGTCAACCCGACTGGAAACGTTCCTGAATCGACGCTTCGACGCGTGGCGAACAATCCGAATCTTGGGCCCGTCGTTCGAAAGGTTGCGGCTCTTGCTGACCGTCCCGGCGCAAGATTGACCTTTAACAGCCTTGCGGACGCCTTGGGAGGCGCAACGGAGGCTGGAGGCGTAAGTGCGGCTATAGCGGCCTTGTCGGGTCGTGATCCGGAGGAGATCGGGCAGGCTATCGGCGCCGGTTCTGTGCTCGGAGGAATTGGAGGTCTCGCAAAGGCTCCGCTCGGTTCCAGCAAGCAACGCATCCTCGATCAGGATGCCGACATTGCCCGCCTACTCATCGACACTCACCGATCAGGCGGAAACGTCGACGCCTTGGCACAGCGACCACATGACGAACTCGCGAAGCTGGCAGGCATCCAAGGTCTGTTCCAAACCTCGACCGACTTCATTCCGCTAACGGCTGCCGACTATCACGACAATCTCAAGGCACTCAATCAAACTGGAGACATCGGTGCCGGTACGGCTGGCGTGTTCGTAGATCAGGCCGCAGGCCAGAGGCCGAGAATCTTCCTAAATCTTGACGATCCAAACGCAGTTCAGAATTTCGGACACGAATACGGGCACGCCCTGTTGAAATCGCCCGCTCTGGATGGAGCTCCACGTCTCGCCGCTCGAGACTGGATGAATCAGCTTTACGGTGAATCTGGTGTGAAATTGCGTGGCACGGAATACGCGCAAAAACTGGCGGCGGCAGAACTTGGGAAGACTCCAAAGCCGGAAGAGGTTCAAGCGAAATTCGATCAACTCGAAAGCGAGGGTCTGGCACGTGGTGAAATGCCGCTCGATTGGGCTAGGGACGAAATCTTTGCAGACACCTTCCGAAAGGCTGGAGACGGCATAGACATCAACGCCATTCGCCGAGGATTGCCTAGGGGAGGGTTTCTGCCGAACTTTACCGAATCCATTCTTGGAGGGTACGCACGCGCCTTGGAGGGTCTTGGCATCAAAGTCGACCCTCAAACCGGCGCCGTGGCTGGAGACCTGTTCACAGACAACCCGCTCACGAACGATTGGAAGGTGCGGAAACGCATCAAGGAATACACGCAGGCGCATCGTTCATGGCTGGAAGGAACAGCCAGAAGCGAACCGGAACCAAAGGGGACGCCTGTCGCCCCGTCCGGATCTCTCAAAGAGGTTGCGCGCTCGACTGGAGTAAAGCTCCGCGAGACGGCGCCAGGCGTGCGGGAAAACAATTTCTTTCGCGAGATCAATGGGAAGCTGGAGGACAAGCCACAGAAGGAAATCGACCAGGCCGAACGCGCCCGGGAAATTCAGGTCAAGAACCTGGGTGCATCGAAAATTCTTCCCGCCAACTCTCCCGAATTTGGTCCGAAGACGATCGACGGAAAGCGCGTCGTCACCGGGAAGACACTTCCTCCGGCATTCGACTTCTACCAGTCGTTTCCACAATGGCAGAGGAACGCAGCCAGGCACCTTGAGGCAGGCGCGACAACTGGAGACACGTTCACGGCCCTTTATCACGCCATTGGCACCGGACGCAGCGGAACCTACAAGGTCAAGAACCGCGGCAATCTGCGAGCCATCCAGCGCGAAATTGCGTTCTTCAACTGGTCGGCCACGGACAAGGGAAACATCCTCGCTCACGTCCTCGACATCACGTCACTCCGCGCCAAGGCGTTGAAGGCTCTGAACGAGGGAAAACTAGGTCTGTTCGACAACGACCTTGCACAGTTTCAAAAGGACATCCTCCAGTATTTCGAGAATCACAAGAACAACGTGCCTGGGGAATACGGAATCGGCGTCGATAAGAAGAACGCCATCCAAGACATCATCCTAGGAAAGTTCGGGAAGAACAACCCGACCTCTGGAGACCTAGGAAAGGCTGGTGCAATCAGAACCTTCCGCCTTGATCGTCTGGAGGATCTGAACCCCACGGGCCGCAAGGGCTGGACGTTCGACTACGACAAAACGAAATTCAACCGAATCCCCTCAATGCAAAACCCCGCCGAGTAGACGGGGAATTGCGTTCGTCAGCTAGGCCGAAGCGTTGCGGAGTCCTGTGTGTTGCATCACTGGGCGCGCTGTAACACTTCGGCCTTCCTGTGTCAATTCGGATCTATCGGAATGACGTTTCGTAAACCGGCTCCATTCCGATGTAGCGGGTGATGTTTTTTGCGATCTCGTAGTCAGCGTCTGGGTATCGAAGGGTTTTGATTACACTTGCGGCCATCCGAGCATCAGAAGCTGTTTCATACTCTCCGCACTTTATCTGAGACGACTGAACCCCTGGGACCGTGTACAGGAAAAGGTAGTAAACATCCTTTTTGAGTGGGCGATACTTTACGGTTTCGGGCGTGTAAATGTCCGACCTAAGCTCCTTCGGAATTTCTGGTTGCGGCTCAAACCTGGGTGCAAACATCAGCATTCCGCAGCCAATAGCCATTGTTGCGGCAGCCAAGATCAAGAGTGTCGCGATGGGACTCTTCATGGGTTCACCTCTCGCATGAGTCTCAGTTACGGTAAAGACCTGACAATCAAATAAGGGTTAACGCGTGACAAAAAGGTATTACGCATTTATCAGGAACATCCCCTAGCCATGAACACTCGTCACAAAATATCGTTGGCGCTGTCCTTGACGGCGATAATCGGCTCTATCGTTGCGATCCTCTACATGTTCTTTGGAGGTTACAAATGAGACTTCTCTTGCTTGCTCATGGCCTGTTTCAACTTGGCCATTCCGCTGCCCTTCAAGTCAGCGCTTTTGTGCTTTTGTGCTTTGCTTTTCTCCTTGAGCCTTTCAACGAATTCTTCAAGAGAAAGCGTCGTTGGTATTCCCATATTCTCGAAGTGCCTCTCGAGCAATCCAGAGATCAATTCTGAATCTTTCATGCCATTGGCAGAGCACCATTCCTGGGTTACCTCCTTGAGGTTTCCACGGATACTCAGATTCCATGTTTGGCGTTCGTTCCCCATAAATTTGTGCGCAGCTTATGCGCATAGCAACAGAGTTGCTGCAAGAAAAATATAATTCTAGGAATATTTTTTCTTGCGATGTGCGCAAGAATTGCGCAATTTCTGCGCATGGCGAACACCAGTTATTCCCCTTGGAACCTCTCGGTGCGAAAAGACATCAAGGACAAGACGGATGCTTTTTGTAAACCGAAGAGAGGCTTGTCCCCGTCGGGGTTGGTCGAAAAACTTCTAGTCAAACACCTCCGCGCGAACGGCGTGGTTATCAAGGACGCGGAATGAGCGAGCCGACTTCACACGACGTTGCGCTAGCCATGATCCGGTTCGGATGCATGTTCGTTCAGAACCTTGGCCGATTGCTCGTCCACGCTGACGCCGAGAACGCGGCGAAAATTAAAGAGACCTGGCCTGACTACTGGACCGCTTACAGCAACCGCGTGCCCGGCGCCTGGGCGCCACGCAGAACCCTTGTGAGGGAATAGGTATGAGCGAAGTCATTCCAACCGTGGAGCACAACCAGAGGCTCATGCGCTTGTCCGATCTGGCAAAGTTCATGGGAGTTCCGAAGACGCTGCTCTATGACGCAAAGTCAGCCGGGATGCCGTGCCCTGCCGGAAGGTCATGCCAATCTTGGGTGATGGAATGGCTCAGGGATAACCCGACTTTCATGCCTTCGGATTTTCGGAAAACGAAGTCTGTAGTGCACTCCCAAGATGAGCAACGTCGGGGGCAGACAGACGGGTGTAAACGTCATGAACGGTCTCCGAAGCATGTCCAACGTAAGCCATCGTCTGTTGTTTTGAACGCCCGGCCCTTGCTAGCCGCGTCGTAACCGTGACTCGAGTAGAATGAAAACTCAGATCCTTCAATCCAAGCTTCCTAAAAAACTTCCACCACATCTTGGCGGGGGAGGGAGGAAAGTCCACCAGTACGGTCCGTCCTTCTTCAATGGCCACGACAGCAAGTTTGCGAACCTCAGGATGGAGCGGGGCGGTGTGAACCTTCTTCTTGCTCGTCACGCTGACAACGTTGAGCGTCAGGTCAATATCGGCCAACGGAACCGCGGTGGCCGACAGCCTGAATCCCTGTGTCATTGCGACAATCCAAGAATCACGCATCCATTTCTTTGCGGTCGGAAGGGACAGAGCAGCCTCGACAATCTGCTGCTGACTTGTGGTGATCTCCTTCTTTTTCTTTACGTTCCTTCGCTTGAGACCGAGACGCAAACACGGATTGGCCGCGATGATCTCTTGCCGGACGGCCTCCTGCATAATCACGGAAAGAACTTTGATTTCGGTGATCGCGGTGTTCCAGTTGCATGGCTTCAAAATCTTTTTGTCAACGCTCTCTCTCCACGTCGGGTAGGCTCGGCAGAGCTTGTATGTGACAACCTCGGGACCTCTGATGTCGTTCAGCTCAAGATAGCAGTCTATGGCCGTCCATGCGTTCGTATATCTCACCAAGGTATTTTCTTGGTAGGTGGTGCGTATCCAACTCGGAACCCAATCCCATCCCGATCCTTTCGACGGCCCGCTCAATTCCTTGGAGCACTCATCTGCCACAAGCTTTTTAATTTTTCGAAGAGCGTTCGGAGCGTCCTTTCGGATGAGGGTCGACTCTGGGACCCACTTCCCATTTCTTTTGACCTTAATGTAGTAGTAGCTGGAACCTTTCTTCTCGAAGTAGGAGGCCATGTCTCTACGGATACACTCCCATTCATTCCCAAAATCCAGAATAAACGATTCTGGAGATTTTGGTGCAATCTTTGGTGCAGTGGCTCGCGGAGCCTCTATTTTAGAAGGTGGCTGGAGAGGGAATCGAACCCCCGACACGATGCTTCTAGGGGAAATCTTCCCAAAAATACTCATAACAGTGTAGCAACTCCAGCCATTCCCGTAGTTTTGGTGCAGCGTGGTGCAGCCTTGGAGGTAATGTCATGACTGGAACAGTCCTCCGCTACCGCGACGAGAGACGTTTCGGCTTCGTCAAATCTGACGATCAAACCGGCGAGTTCTTCTTTCTACAGAGCGACATTCAGATGCGCGGTTTCAAAACCGTTAATCCTGGGGACCGTGTGACCTTCGACCTTGTGAAGGACGATCGGAAGCCAGGGCAGATGAAGGCTGCAAACATTTGCGGGTCTCTCGCGCCGGCAATGGAGGCAATCCAGCCATGACCCTTGAGGAAATAGCCGAGGTGAACGAGTGGCCGCGAGTTCCTGAGGATCGGGAAGAGGCTGAGGCGTTTCGAGACGAGCGGGACGGTAAGCACGTGAAGATCGGTCGCGCCACGTCTGACTACTGGATGAACGAGGCGATCAAGTTCCGCACCGAGCTTTCGCTTTTAAAAACCCAACTGGGGGCCGCGTCGTGAGCAACGAATCATATTCCCTCACCCCGAAAGGATGGCTGTGCGTTCAGCTCGGATGTGACGACGCGAAAGCCGAAGAGATTTGGAATGGCTTACGTGAATTTGTGCGCGAGAAGGCGATTGCCAACGGTTCCAAGGACGGAATTCCCGCTCTGATTTTTGACGGCGGCGGAGTCTGCCAAACCGCAACGAAAGGGGCACAATGACCGCTCGCCCCGCCAACCCTTTCCCGTTCGAGGGAAGTGAATCCTCTGGTCGCAGTCTTGCGCCGTCCGAGAACAAGTTCCACGTCGGCAATGGAGACGACGGCAAGCACTACTGGCTTACCCCTCCCGACCTTTACGAGAGCCTGAACGCGGAGTTTGGATTCGACTTCGATCCTTGCCCGTTCCCGCTGCCAGAAGGCTTTGACGGCCTCACATGCGAGTGGGGTTCGTTGAACTACGTCAACCCGCCGTTTGGATCCATCCTTCATCAGGGAAAGAAAAAGGGCCCGACCGCTTGGGTTCGAAAGGCCATTGAGGAGTGGAAGAAAGGCAAGACCGTTGTCCTCGTCTACCCCATCGACAAATGGGTACTGATGCTGGTCCGTGAAATCTTCGGAGACGCGGCAAAGATTCGGAACCTGGGCGATGTGAAGTGGCTCGCGACTGAGGATCGCACTCAAGGCAAAGGAACCGGTCGCCACATCGCGGCATTCATTTTGGAGGCGGGCAAATGAACGCACCTCTCACCCTTTCCGGCAGCGACGACGCCAGCCCCGGCAGCCTCGCCCGGGGATCGTCGCCGTCTGCTGGTTCTTTTTGCAGTGGAAGCGTGTGCATTCACGCGGAGCCAAATGTCCGTCAGGCGGAAACGCCTCTCGTCGGCTCGCCTCGGGAGCGACAACAAACCGAGAGCCGGAGTGCCCGGCCCGCTGCAATTCCTTTCAGCGACCATTCGCGGAGTGCGATTCGCGACTACGACCCGCGCAAGCCGTCTCTTCCCGACCTGCTTTGCGTGATCTGCAACCTGTTCCATCGCTACGCGCCTCACTGTCCCGAATGCGGACACACCCAACTTGTCACCGAGTAACCCTATGAACATCGACCTCAATATTTTTGATCTCAGCGATATCGAAGAACTAGCAAAACTCCGTGCGTCGGATTTGTTTTCCACATATCGACGAGCCGTCTCGGTTAGTAGCGCGGTTACACCCGAGTTTCGTCATTACACACGTCGGGCAGTTCTTCTGCTTCGGAAGATCAGGGCTAAGAAATACGTAGATTGGCCCTGGGGTACAGATCGCTCCGACGGGAGCTTGATCTTGCGGAAATTCGATCTCTGCGAATCCCGCAGGAAGCGTCGATCAGGCATCGATCAAACCATTTCCAAAGCCGCGTAACCATCGTTCCGCTGCCCCTACTGCAAACGCCCAACCCCTGACATCGGAGAGTAATTATGAAAAACGGAGACCTCATTCAGGACAATGACCCAAGGTCATATTCTGGAAAGCGAATTTTGAAAGTCTTGGAAGGCTGCGAATTGCCATCCCAGCAGTATGTGATTGCTCAAGGCGTGCATAACAACCGCACGTTGTGGGGAAAGCAGGTTCGGATAGCGAAGCGCAGAATTTACGGCGACGGAAAAGTCAGAAAAAGCGGATTCACAATCCTCAAATCGAAGGAGTCGAAATGAGCCAAATCGACACCTCAACCACGGGCGGGAAGATCGCAGTCATGTCCGCTTTCGAGCGCGGCGAGAAGATCGAATGTGCCTATCGCACCACTCGCGCTCAGCCATCATGGACACCTTCTGATTTGGCTCCAGGTTGGAACTGGCAAGCATACGACTACCGCATCGCAGACCCCTACACCGATCTGAAAGCGGCTCATGCGGCGGGGAAGACGATTCAGTGTAACGCGAAAGCCAACAAGGGAAAAGATTACGAGGAATCGGGATGGGTCGATGCAGACCTGCCGAAAGACTGGTCAAATCCCGGTCTGAATTTCCGCATCAAGCCGCTCGAATTCCCAGAGCCGCCGGTTGGGGAGCAGTGGCACAATCCCGCTGGCGTGACGGCTGAGCAGGTCGAGATCGACAAGGGATATCGACTCCTCACCAAGTCGGAAAACCTATCTGCGCGGGAGGACAGATTCCAACTTCGACCAGAAGGAGACCGTGAAGCATGGATCAAAGGCAGCGGAATTTGGGATGGCCATAAAAACTGCGGAGATGCTGGCGGTATCACGTATAGGACGCGGCTACCCCTCCCAACGCCAAAGAAGCGAGTGCCGCTTGATCGAAATGAGTGGATCAATGGCGCGCCATGGTTCGTTCGGTTGAAGCCGAAGCAACCTGAAGACGATACGCGTTTGTCGGTCTGCATGGTTACGATGGTCAACGGAAACGGCATCTATTCCGCAAGTGGTGGCGGATCGGACTTTTGGACTTTCGAAGGAGCCGCTAGCGACCTTGAGCGCACGAAAGACGGTGTGACTTTCGAGCCCTGTGACAAGGAGGCCGAATGAGCCCCGAGACCGTGTGCGCCGTGGGAGTCGTTTGCGTGTTCATCGTCGCAATCATGGTGGCGTGCGTCCTCTGCCAGTGGGCGAACCGCCTGCAAGGTCGGATCGAACAGCGCCAGATCGACGCCAAAGAATATCGGAGCAACCCAAAGGCTTTCGAGGCGCGAGGCGCAAAGGACGCTCTAGACCAAGCGAAAGCTCAATACGGATTGGAGGTATTCCATGGATGACCTCTTCCGCCATTTCGGCCTTCTCCCTGTCGTATTCAAGACTGCTCTTGCCGTCCTGATCTTCACATCCCTCCTCCTGCTTTTCCGAGACCCAAACCCATGACCGACCAGCTTCCCGAGGAAATTTCAGAGTAACGAAAATATCAAAACATCATGACCTACGCACAACTTCTCGAAGAGCTTAAAAAGCTCACGCCTGAACAGCTACAGCAGACCGCACAAGCCGCCGGAGTCGATATGCCCACATTTGAAATCGGCGAAGTGTGGATCGCATCGGAACCATTCATCAACCCTTCTGGCGATGGCGCAGAGCCATTGAGTGCATACACCGGGGCGAATGCAGATCCAGATTTCGATGTTTCCGACGAGGCCATCGTTATCCCTCAAGGCGGCGTAATGCTGCTCGAAGTCGATGAATGCCTAAAACAGGCAAATGGCCTCCTGAAGGCAAATGACTCGGAGCTGTCGAGCCAGAACTAAACAAAACGGCCCGGTTCGCGACTGCAATCGCTCCGGGCCATCAGAAAGCAACACCCAGTCACTATCTATGGAAACATCAAACACGGCGGACTCTGTTCCGCAAGAAGAAATTGTCCCCTTCGACAGCCCAGAGGCCGCAAGGCCAAAGGTCATGGAGGGATGGTTGTCCCACAACGGCAACTTTTATCTGAGCGAAGAAATCGCTCGTTACGACGGATGCACGCACCGGAAATGCAATGACTGCGACGAGCTTGTCCTCAAGTCCTATGTCCGTTGCGAAGCGTGCCGCGAAAAATCGAAAATTGCTCGTTACGATGAAATGCCGCGCAAGCCTTGGGACGGCATCGCAATGGTCTATTCCGACGCCAGAGACGAATACTTCTCCGATCCCGGAAAGGCAGAGGATTTGATTGGAGAAGAGGGAGTTGAATCACTCGAATCCCTACGTCTCATCATCTGCGAACCGAATCATGCAAGCTTCGTGGACGCGGACCACTGGCATGATGATCTGCCAGAAGACGGAGAGATTCCGCCAGAGCTGGAAGATGCAGTTGAAAAGCTGAACGCCATCATCAAGGGGCTTTCTCCGCTTTCGTGGTCGCCAGGGAAATACGCGCTCGATCTCACCGCACAGGAAACGGAGGGGGCGAAATGAGCGAGTCGATCATCGACATCCGCCCTGTTCAACGAGAAGCCGCCAAGCTGGTTATTGGCCTCGCTGGCGTGTCTGGAAGCGGAAAGACCTACACTGCTCTTCAACTCGCTCACGGGTTGGCTGGCGGCGATCCGTCCAAGATTGGAATGCTCGACACCGAGAATCGCCGCGGTTCGCTTTACGCTGAAATCTTCGGCACTCCATTCCTGATTGGCGACCTCAACCCGCCTTTCTCGCCGGAGCGTTACGTATCGGCGATGCGCCAGTTTTCCCAGTCGGGAATTAAGGCCTTGGTGGTCGATTCGATGTCTCACGAATGGGAAGGCGAAGGCGGTTGCGAAGAGATCGCCAACGACCCAACCAAGCGCATTCCGAATTGGCTGAAAGCGAAGCGGGAGCACAAGCGGTTTATGAACGCGCTTCTCTTGCTCCCCTTCCACGTCGTGCTGTGCTTCCGGGCTCGAGAGAAAACCGACTTCTCCGATCCGGCGCGGCCCAAGTCTCTCGGCATCCAACCGATTTGCGAAAAGAACGTGATGTACGAAATGACGCTTTCGTACCTACTCGACAACGCGGGAACGACCCGGATCCCGATCAAGCCGATTCCGGCTCCATTGCTGCCGATCGTGGGCGGTGATGGATACCTCACCAGTGAGCACGGGAAACAGTTGCTCGACTGGGTTGGCGGAAAAAGTGGTGCGGATGCGTTGGAGGATGCAAAGAGCCGGCTGCGGTACGCCGCAAGCGAAGGTTCCGACGCTCTCCGGGATTGCTGGATTGGCCTATCAAAGGCTCACCAGAAGGCTCTTGCCTCGTTTAAGGACACCCTCAAGGACTCCGCAGCTCATGCGGACAGCCAAGGCTCACCTAAACAGGAGACCGACGAAAATGGAAACATCAAGTGGTAAGGCCCGAGTCGTCGAAGGGATGAGCTTCGAGGAGTACGCAGCGGCGCCAGGCATCAACGCCTCGCTCTTGTGCGCGGTCGATGAGTTGAGCCTTGAGGAAGCGAAGGCCCAGATGGATGGACGTTCTGAGTTCTACTCCGATGCGCTGGACTTCGGCGAAGCTCTGCACGCTCTCTGGTTGGAAGGTCGTCGAGCATTTGAAGTTCAGCCGTTGACCTATCTTGCCGACGACGGGGCCGACAAGCCATGGAACAACAACGCGAAGGTTTGCCGGTCGTGGTGTGAATCTGTCGAAGCGAAAGGGAAAGTCATCCTCACCGAGAAAGAGGAGGAAACGCTGCGCGGGATGGTGACCAAGTTGGTCGATCATCCGAAATTGCAAGGCATCCGTGGACGGAGCGAACTTTCGGTGTTCGTCGAGAAGGACGGCATCCCGCTCAAGATCCGAGTGGACACCTTGCCGGATGATCGCACGAAGCCGGTGATCGACTTGAAGAGTTGCCGCCGTGCGAACCCTGAAAAGTTTGTCCGTGACGCTCTGGATCGTCGTTACCACCTCAAAGCGGCGTTCTATCTGGATGTCCTGCACATCGCGGCGGAGGATCTGAATCTTCCGGAGCTACACCGGAATTGCTTTTCCTTCATCTCGCAGAGGAAGGATGCCCCGTACTCCATCGGGATCATGGATATGGCCGACACGCCGGAGAGTTTCCTGCGCATTGGTCGGTTCCTCTACCGCGACGCCTACCGGAAAATCAAAGAGGCGATGAAGTCCGGAGAATGGCCTGACTACGGCCACTATCAGGCCGAATCGTTCGCGCCTCCCTGGACCATCAAACAACTGGAGGAGACGAGAATCCAACTCGCTCCGGACTGGAAAAAGAACCCTGAACTAAAAGCAGCATGAGCGCGCAAAGAGAAATTGAGACGCCGAGGACGATGGCGTTTTTCAGCCGTCCCGACATTTCCATCGACGCCGCTAAAGCTCACTCGATCAATCTGGAGCGAGAACTCGCGGAGGCAAAGGCGATGTGGGCGCACTGGCAGACTCAAGCTGTTCGCGCTGAGGGATGCCTTGACCGCTCAGAGCGTATCAACTGGGAAGCTGGTTTCGAGGTTGTCTACAGACAAAATCAAAAGCTGACTGACGAGCTGGCGTCTTTGCGGGCGAAGTGTGCGCGGATGGAGGGAGTTCTTTCGGACCTTATTCGTTTCGGAGAACGAGGCAGCATTCAAATCCACGTTCCAGGAGCCACGCCTCGGTATCAAAGTCGAGAAGTCTGGCAGTTCCCGATTCACCACAAAGCCGACATTGAAGCAGCCCTCGCCGAAACCCCAGCTCCCAAAAGCGAAGGGGGTGAAGGCATTACAAAGGAAGCTATCCTTCGTAACTTTCAGGAGAATTTAGCCGCCGCAATCAAGACAGGTGAGATCGGTTGGGATAATGCGGAAGCGGACATCGAATACATTGTTGGACTCGTCGATGTCTCAATTTTAGAGGCGGTCGTTAACGAGAAAGGTAACTCGAAATGAACGACCCATTAGGAACCTGTGAGTGCTCTGGCGGTTATTCTGGCAGCGGCGACCTGTGCTCAAACTGTGGCCTACCTCATCGTGAAAGAGGTACTAAAATGAGCCCGGATTCGATGCGCGTGGCGGTGGCAATGGCTATGGGGTGGAAACTTACTCCGTCTGAAAATCAAGCGCGGGGCATGTGGACTTACACATCTCCTTCCGGTGTTCAGTGGAACTTTTTCTACAATTCCGCAAAGACACCGGAGTTTGGCGTCCTTGCTTCGGAATATCTCCCCGATTACCTCAACGATCTCAACGCCATTAACGAGGCTTTCAGAACGTATCGTCACTCAAGAGAATGTAGCCAGTTCTTCTTTTTGGATCACCAGAAAGAGCTTTGGAAGGTCGTAACTGGTCGTGATTTCCGACATTCGGATATTGATCACATG